GCAAACGAGTAATAGCTCATCATCATAGCGCCGAAACCGGTAGTGACTTCGGATTACTGCAGATGCGCCGTGGAAATACAATTTCCGATCCGCTATTTTGGATGAATTGCAACACTGTAACGGAGATTGCGGGGCTTGACCACCTCCAGGACAAGATTGCCCCCGCCCCTCCGCCGGTAGCCGTCTGTACTGCCCTCACTGTCGCAGGTCGATTACTATCTGCTAACAACCGTTCAACCACCCGATCAAGAGGCCCCATCCATGTCGCATCGTTCTCTGCTTTCCTTGTTTGCTGTGTCCCTTGTCGTGGCCGCCCCGGGCGCGACCGCGTCGCCAGACGCACCGGTGATCACCATCGATACCGGCAAGGTGGCAGGCTCGACCGATGCAGGCGTCGCCAGCTGGAAAGGCATCCCGTTCGCCGCCCCGCCGCTGGGCACGCTGCGCTGGCGCCCGCCCGCGCCTGCCAAGCCGTGGCGGGGCATACGGCAGGCAACCGCCTACGCGGCAGATTGCATGCAAGTACCCTTTCCCAGCGACGCCGCCCCACTGGGCACGACGCCGAGCGAAGACTGCCTGTACCTGAACGTCTGGAAGCCGGCCGATGCCAAGGGTACCTTACCCGTGATCGTCTGGATCTATGGCGGCGGCTTCGTCAACGGCGGCGCGTCGCCCCCGACCTATTCCGGCGCCGAGCTGGCGAAACAGGGCGCGCTCGTCGTCAGCTTCAATTACCGCATCGGGCGCTTCGGCTTCTTTGCCCATCCACAGCTGACGCGCGAGACCGGCACCAGCGGCGCGAAAGGCGTGGTTGGCAACTACGGCTTCATGGACCAGATCGCCGCGCTGGAATGGGTCAAGCGCAATGTGGCGGCGTTCGGCGGCGATCCGGCCAATGTCACGATCGCCGGCGAATCGGCGGGCGGCATGTCGGTCAATACGCTGCTGACTTCGCCGATGAGCAAGGGTTTGTTCGCCAAGGCAGTCGTGATGTCGGGCGGCGATGGCGGGACGGCGCCGACACCGCTGGCCGACGTCGAACGGATCGGCGTGCAGTTCGCGAGCGCCAAGGGCATCGCGGCGGACGATCCAAAAGCGCTGGAGAAACTGCGGGCGCTGCCGGCGGACACGATCGCCGATGGCTTGAACCTGGCGAACTTCATGCAGCGCGACAAGCCGACGTACCACGGCCCATATGTCGACGGCAAGCTGGCGATCGATTCACGCGCCGCGTTTGCCGAAGGCCGCATGCACAAGGTGCCGGTGATGATCGGCGCGACCAGCGCCGATATCGGCGGCAAGACCGGATATATGGTGGCCGGTGCGCGCAGCCTTGCCGGCACGCTGGCCGGGCACGGCGCGCCCGTGTATGCGTACCGCTTTTCCTATGTGCACCAGGCCAATGAAAAACCAGGCGCCGGCGCCGGGCATGCAACGGATATCCCGTTCTTCTTCGACACGGTGGCGGTCAAGTACGGGGCGCAGGCAACGGCCCGCGATCTTGGCATGGGCAAGACGATGAGTACGTATATGGTGAATTTTGCGAAGCGCGGGGATCCGAACGGGGCCGGGCTGCCGGCGTGGGACCGCTATGCCCGTTCGACCGACGCGATCATGGACTTCACCGCCAACGGCACTGCGGTGATGGGCAAGGATGCCTGGGGCGCCGACATCGATGCGGCGCAAACGACGCCCGCCAAAGCTGGCGAGCGTCGCTGAAGCGCCAGTTTCTGGCGTTCGGATTTACATCAGGCCGGTTGCGCCTGGAACGTAATCGCGTTCGGACGGCGCGTCGTGACGGCCTGGACTGGGGCTGACACGGCGGCCGGCGCGACCTTGAACACGCTGACGCGATCGGCGAGCCCGGCAGCGCTTTCCTGCAACGACGTGGCGGCGCTGGCGGCTTCCTCGACGAGGGCGGCGTTCTGCTGCGTGACCTGATCCATCTGGCTGATCGCCTGGTGGATCTGTTCGATGCCCGAGCTCTGCTCGGCGCTGGCCACACTGATTTCACCCATGATGCCCGCCACCCGGCGCACACTCTGCAAGATTTCTTCCATCGTTGCACCGGCCTGGTCGACCAGGCGCGTGCCCGCATCCACCTTACTGACCGAGTCGCCGATCAGTTCCTTGATTTCCTTGGCGGCACTGGCCGAACGCTGCGCCAGATTGCGCACTTCGCTCGCAACGACGGCAAAGCCACGACCCTGCTCACCGGCACGCGCTGCTTCCACTGCCGCATTGAGCGCCAGGATATTGGTCTGGAACGCGATGCCATCAATGACGCCGATGATGTCGACGATCTTGCGGGCCGACGCATTGATCTCGCCCATGGTATCCACGACTTCGGTCACGACCGAACCACCACGGGTCGCGATCTGCGTGGCCGATGCCGCCAGCTCATTGGCCTGGCGTGCATTTTCCGCATTCTGGCGCACCGTGCTGGTCAGTTCTTCGACGGACGCGGCCGTCTCTTCGATTGCGCTGGCCTGCTGTTCGGTACGCGACGACAAATCCATATTGCCGGCAGCAATCTGCGTCGACGCCGTGGCAATCACTTCACTTTCGCTGCGCACATCCTTGACGATACCGGCCAGCGACGCGGTCATGTCACGCAGGGCAGCCAGTAGCTGACCGAATTCATTGGTCGAGTTGACCGGCGCCTGGACACTCAGGTCGCCATCGGCAACACGGCGTGCAACGTCCACGGCTTGCATCAGCGGCGTGTTGATCGCACGGACCAGGTAGAACGCAGCACCGATGCTCAGCAGGATGGCCACGACGATGGCGGCGATCACGACAGTGTTAAGCACGGCCAACTCCTGGTGCAGTTCCTTGCCTTGGCGGATGTTGCGCTCGCTCATCAGCTTCTGCAATGCAGCGAATGCCTCGGTCGACTTGTTGTACGTCGGGTTGATCTGCTTGCCGAGCATCAGGTTGGCGTCATCCCACCGACCCGATTGAATCGCGCGCATGGCATTGCCGATCATGTCGATGCCCAGATTGTCGCTGGCCGTCATCCATGCAGCAAAACGCTCGCGCGTTTCGGGGAAGCGCAGACTTGCCTGCAGTTCCTGTTGCTCCTTGCGCATCTCTTCGCTGTTCTTGGCAATGAAGTCGCTGTGGAACGTCAACGGGTGATTGTGCAGCGACGCGTGCTTGTTTTCAGGATTGTGCTGCAGCGCCTGCAGGATGTGGCTGCGGTTGGTTTCCATGCGCATTTTCAGGTCGGACATGCCGATCTGCTGGTTGGCCGTGGTGAGCGCGAGGTTTTCGAGGAGATCAACGGCGCGCTGCGTGGAGTGGTAACCGAGGGCGCCGACAGTGATGACGGCAAGGATGAGCAAGCCGATGACGGCGGCGATCACGTACTTGATACTGAAATTTTTCATGTTGGATGGGAAGTGGGGGCGAACGATGTCGCTGAGGGGGTTGATTATCCACATTCTTCATCTAGATTGAGCGTATGAAACTTTGCATTCCGTCTGACAATATTTACAGTTGTATTTCTTACAGGGAAGCTATAAACAAAGAAGCACATCTATTTGTACATTAACTAACATTGCCGTTTTAGCACCGGATTGCGGGTTTCCCACTACAGAGGCCAGTGCAAAGCAGTGAGCGGCTTGACTTATCCCTGGATTGCACCTTCCGCCATCACCCGTAAAGGAAGGAAAGCCAGCACGCCAGCGGCCTGAATGAGCATACGACGAGCGAATAGGCAGGAAATCGGGTATCAATAATACGCGCGCTGATTGAGCAACCATCAAATGACGGGGTACCGCGACCGACTGCACTTTGCCCATGCTATGTAGAAACGCGCGATCGACGAGTTTCCATGGGTGTCCTCACCATTCCCCACGTTGAGAATTCTATCGAGAGCGTTTTGTAGGCCAAGTATCGTCAGACCGGCGTCCGGTTTGCATTTTTTGCACAGCATTGACGCGCTCCAGACTTTACGACCGATTTACTTTCTCTGTACGAATCGGCGTCAATGGTCTTCAGGGGAGTAAGTACAGTTGATGAGAGCGAACATACGATGCATTAGAACGACAAGGCTCTCAAAAAACATTGGGTTAAACAGGATTTACAGGTACAGGTCATTTGCTGATGAACTACAATCCAGAAACAGGGCAAGCACCATCATGCTGCCATTTCTTTTATAGATAAGGGAGCTTGGTTGAGCACAAATTACACCGTCACATTGGCAGGCGAAGGCCTGACCGGACAAGAACAGAAGCAGGCGCTGATTCTCGAGACTGCACGCGCCGCGGGCCTGTGGCTGTCGACGTACATCAGCGGCACGGGCTCAATCTCCGTTGACCTGCGCTTCGATCCCGTGATTGCTACGATGAGTGCTAGTGCTATCCACTCTGCAGCATCCGGCCAGATCAAGGCGCAAGACGGTAAAGCCTATACACTATACGAGTCCGGCGTGGCAGCAGAAATCAGGACAGGTGTCGATCCCAATAGTGTCAGCCCCGATGCAGTCATCAACGTCGGCATTGCCAATCTCGATCGCTACTACTGGTTCGATCAGACGATTAGCAGTGGCAACGATATTCCTGTCGATAAGACCGATGGTTTTCGGGTCATGTTGCATGAACTTTTGCACACCGTTGGATTCAATGGCTGGCTGGCTAATACCGGCGCCTCGTTTACGGGACCCGTCATTAGCAATTTCGACAGTTTGGTCAAGTTCGAGGGCGACCGAAGCTTCTTCGTCGGCGATCACGCGCGCGCAGCTTATGGCGCCAATGTCCCGCTGACTAACGTTCACCTTGGCGATGCAATCAGCTTTGCCGAGGGACGGCTGACCGGTGCCGAGAGTCTGATGAGTTATTCGGCCCCGCTCAATGGTATCCGCATTTCACTCGACCCGGTTGTCATCGGCATGCTGCGCGACCTAGGCCACACGGTGCGTGATCAGCAGGCCGTCCTTTCTGGCGACGGAAAACCTGGCAGTATGGTCGCCGTTCAGGCGAAGTCCGACACCTACAGCATCGACAGAGTGCTAGATTTGACTTTCCTTAGTTCCATCGGCAAGGATACCGCGGTCCTGATCGAGGATGCGGACAGGATCAAGTTCACAGATACCACGATCGCACTCGATACGGGTGCGGACATGGTCGGCGGTCAGGCTTACCGGATCTACCAGGCGGCATTCGATCGCATGCCGGATCAGGTCGGACTCGGTTTCTGGATTGCCCAGATGGACCGCGGCATGGCCTTGAGCACAGTGGCAGAAAACTTCATCTTGGCCGACGAATTTCTTAAAATATACGGCAGCGCGCCCACGCACGCCGCCATCGTCGACAAGTTCTATGAAAATGTACTTAACCGCGCCGGTGATGTTGGTGGTATCGCCTACTGGAATGGATTGCTCGATCAGGGGACGCTGACGGTCGCCCAAGTGCTGGCGAGCTTCAGCGAGAGCGCGGAAAATTTCACGAGGCTGGCTACCGTAATCGGCAATGGCTTCGAATATACGCCTTATGGATAACGCTTCGAACTGGTGAAACCGCAGGGAAGCGAACTGGTATGCCTAATTAGCCTTACGGGCTGCTTTCCTTCCTTCGGAGTAGTTTTTCCGTGCGCTTCAGGCGCAGGGCCAGCGCCGTTCCAAAGGGCAAAGGCGGGAGAAACTACCGCATTGCATCTTAGCTGGGTCACTGCGTTGATGTGCAGAGCACGTCCTTCACGCAGTTTTAAGCTGTGCATGAATTCGCCTGTCTTATCCCGCGCCAAAACTGGATGGTTTTTCATTAGCGCGATTTTTTCAGATCTGCTAAAGCGAAGTTGAGATGGCCTACCACCGTAGAGGCTTCCCACCGTCGTCACTTGTGCAAAGCTGCCGGTGAAGAATATTCTCGATACGTCCACGCAATCGGGCCGCCGCCTCAACTTTTTTCTAACAAATCGGCAACAACACTGTTACACCCAATCCGATATTTATCTTCACAAAAGGAAATGTTCCAGTTAAATACGAGACACAAGTGACGATCGAGTTTCGCCACTGATTAGCATTCTTTGCATTTTTCCATCTGGAACTGTGGACTTGGATGTATCGCGCTGCGCACTAATCGTACATTATAAGTTTGGCAGTCGGGACAGCAAGCAATTCAGCGCATCCGTGATTTTCGGCATGCGGATCGATGCCGTCCAAGAGCAGCACCCTGCACACCTTGGAGCTTTTCGCGGCCAACTGCCAAGCTTACGAAAGTAGCGAACCGGGGCCAATCTCGCGCCGCCTCGTGGCAATTGTGTATCGAGAGATCCAGTTCTTAATCACTGTCTTAGAACATGAAGCCGAAGGGCGCCGCCGTTACCACAGCAGCCTGGCCACTTCAATTTCGGCACCGACAGTGTTTTCAATCGAATATGAACTATCGCCGTTTCTTCCCAGCCTCTACCAATACGGTAAAGGCCGATTCAATCGACCGAAGGCGGATAGATTTTGAACCCATTAGCTCTATGAGAACTAATAAAAAGAGGCCCTATTGCTAGGGCCTCTTACTTGACTTGGCGGAAGCGGTGAGATTCGAACTCACGAACGGCTCACACCGTCGGCAGTTTTCAAGACTCCCGCCTATGCCTTAAAAATCAAACCCTTGGCGCAATATCATTTCCGCAGGTAGGGCAATTTGGGGGTGCCTAAGCCATTGTTTACATTGGTTTGTCGACATAGTTGCGGAAACGATTTCGAGGTCAAAACCGATACGGTAGAATTGCCTCAGCACAGGAGGAAGCTATGGGCAACGAAATTTACGACGACCTTGACGAACTGCCGACGGCACCGCGGATCGACATTCCGGAAGCAGACCTGATGCTGCTGGAGCGGGCGGCGCGCGCGATCGGCGCCGTGCGCGTGGAGGTGGTCGACGGCGAGGGCTACGTCAACCTGCACTTCGCCGACGGTTCAGTCGTCCACAGCTGGAACCCCCTTTTGTTCAGCGGCGACGCATTCGAGCTGGCCGTGAAGTTGAATATTCATGTCCTGCGGTTTCAGACGATGGCGACTGCACACCCCCTAGTTGCAAGCTGGGGGTGCGACGAGCGAGATGATGGCGACCCGATGGGTGCCACCCGCCGGGCCATCACCCGCGCCGCGTCTCAGATCGGCAAGTAGCGCCCTACTTCGGCCAGGCCTGGACCGTCTTCGCATGGCGCGCCGCGCATTCCGCATACTGTCGCAGGAGCTCAATTGCCCAGGCCTGCCACGCGTCGTAGTCGTCGGCGCCCGGGCGCTCGACTGCCGGGCACGGCGCGGCCAACGCGCTATCGAGGGATGCTTTTGTTGGCGGCATCGATTGCGGCGTCGAGGTTGCGCACGCGGTCAGCGTCAGGCACGCAACCAGCAGGCAGAGGTTTCGCATTGCGCAGCTCCTTGGTGAGCGCCGACATTCGCGGCGCAAGGGTGGATTGAATGGCGGCGAACTCGGTGGCCGCTTCGGTGATGCGCGTGGCGTCGGCCTGCAGCGTGGTCAGCGCCAGCTCCGACTGGCTGCGCATGGTTTCCGCGTGCGCGCGCTGCAGCTCGGCGAACTCGGCGTCGTGCCGCCAGCCGTTCGTGAACCAGCCGGCGGCACCGGCTAGCGCCATTGCCAGCAGCAGGACCAGGCCGGCAACCAGCGCGCGGTACTGGACGGGGATCATGGCAGGCCTTTCAAACACAGCTCGCGCTCAGCCAGGCGCCGGCGCGTGAGGCCGCGCACTTCCCTGCCGCCCACTTTGTTCCACAGCAGTAATGCATTACAGGCACCAACCATGTCGCCTGCGTTCGTGCGCCGCGCCATGCTGGATCCGCAGAAGCCGCTCACGCCGATGTTGTAGGCGACGTCGACGAAGGCCACCTTCTGGCCATCGGTCAGGCGCGCCAACGGGATGCACATGGCAATGCCGGCGGCGTGCCGCTCGAGGTCGCGGTCGAGCTGGGCGCGGCACTGCGCGGGCGTGTACGTCTTTCCCCAGGCCGCGTTCTCGGTGGCGCCGGTGCAGTACGTGAGCACGCCGCCCATGTCGCGGTAGGTGGACAGCTCGGTGCCTTCGAACGCGGGCGTGAAGCTGAGCAGCGCGGTCGCAGCCACGGCGCCGACCAGGGCGACCAGGCCGCGCCGCTGGGTCGGTGCGCCCTTAACCATTGCCGGTCAGCGCCGGTTGGGCCACCACGCGCGCGATCGCCGCGCCGAGCGAGGTCAGGCCAGCGGCCACCACCAGGATCGGGGCGGTGCCGCTGGCGTACAGGTGCATGCCGGCCTCGACCGCCGAAGCGAAGGCGGCCAGCAGCGCGAAGCGTACCGACCAGAGTTTCGGGAATTGCGCGCGTGCGTCTTCGATGAAGTTCATGGTTTTTCCTGTGAAGGGAATTGCGGTTTCGATTCCGGGCCTTGCTGCTGCGCCAGGGACTGAGCCAGGCGCAGCAGGTTCATTTGCGCGCGCTTTCGAGAGCGGTGATGCGCAGCGCATTCGTATCGTTCACGCGTTGCACGGCGAAGATCGCATCCCGCATCCCGTCAAGCCGGATGTCCCGGTCGTCCAGGCGCTTCTCCAGCTTCTGGTTGGTCACGATCAGCTGATCGAGCTTGCTGGATTGGGCCGACGAATTCCAGCCGAGCGTGGCCATGAAAATGGCGGACGCCGCCGCGCCGGAGATAAGCCAGGGCAAGGGCAATTTGAGGTCAACAATACGAGATGGGGCTGGGTTGGGCATGTATCACTTTCAGTGGACGTAAAAAAACCCACCGAGGTGGGCCGGGTAATGCGGGTCAGCGGGAAGCCCGCAGGATCAAAGCGTTGCAGCGGTGATGAACAGTTCGTCGAGCGCGTCGTCGTCGAGGCCCAGCGCGGCGCCCATCATGACGACGAGCGGGCTGTTGCGGGCAACGACGCTCGAATAGTCCCACTCAATGCGCGCGGCCTCGCGGTCCGGGCTCGGCAGCGAGTCGATGGCGGCGTCGACCTGACCAAGCACGCCGCGCGCCAGCAGCGCCAGGCGGGCTTGGCGCATGCTCACCTCTTGCGGCACGTCGGGTTGCAGTGCCTCAGCCTCGCGCGCTTCGATCTCGGCCAGTTCTTCAGCGGTGGCGTTCCGGTACTCACCGCTATCAAAAATCAATGCTGTCATCATGCGACCCCTACTTGATTGCGGTATCCATATACGCGCAGCTTGCCGGCGGCGATAACACCCGCTGAGGCGTAGAGCTGGAACCCGGTGATTATCGAATTGACATTTAGCATCATCAGGCCGTCTTTTGTATCAAAAGCAGCGTTGCCGCGATGGATTCCTGAAATACGGGCAAGGGTCGGCGAGTTATTAGACGACGTATTCAGAAGGTCGACGCTCACGCCGGGGGAATTTACATTGCCCGCAAGAGCTCCGGATAGAGCCCACGCGCTAATTGCGCCGGTAGTCGGATCGGAGGAAGTTCCCACAGGGTTGGTGTTGTAATTAAGACCACTGTAAGTATTCCCCGCTATCCCGAGCCGCATATACAGGATAGCGCCCGCTGTCGACAATAGGTATTCCGAAAAGTCGATCAGGTAGTGGTCGTATTCGCTGGTGAAAAGATTCAGGTAATTGATCGCATTTACGCCCGCAACTGTCGCCGCCGCCAGGCACACCATTGCGCCGCCGAGTGGCTTATCGCCTTTGTCGCCCGTGCGCTGGAACGAGAGCATCAGTGCATCACCATTCGAGAATGGACTGGTCGCGCTGCTGTCAGTGCACACCACCGTGAGGTTGCGGTAACCGCTCGGCGTGGCCAGCGCGGTGAGGTTGAACGTCATCCACTTCGTGAGGTCGCCCTGCTTCACCAGCCGGATCGAGCCCTTGACCGAGCTGCTCGAGTCGTCGAACGTGTCGATCAGCGTGGTGTAGTCCTGGCCGGCCGACGTCAGGTCCAAACGCATCACCGTCGCGGCACTCTGCGTGGTGCTCGACAGGCGCAGCTTGCCGGCTCCTGGGTCGGCGTCCGTAGTGGTGGCATCGAACACATACGGGATGGCGAAAGCGCCGCCGGCAGCAATCACGCTCGCCTGCGCCAGCATGTCCATCATCTCGGCGGCCAGCCCATTCTCTTGCCGCGCGCGCTCGGGGAACATATCGACCATGGACGCCATGTTCGCGTCGAAGGTCTGCTGATCCTGCAGCTGGTTCGGCAGCTGGTTCGGATCCGTGAGTGCTGTAATTGGGGTCATTGGGACAATACTCCATCAATTTGTAGGGCCATCTTCGAGCGCGGGAACGAGTCGATCACCTTGCGCAGGCTGCTGAACCGGCCGACGAGCATCGTGTCGCCGCGCATGGTCGAGCCCAAGAACACCAGCGTCTTCTGCCGGCGCTTGATCAGGTCATCCTCGATCGTCTCGACGCGGTCGCTTTCGACCGAGATATCGACGCTCATCTTTTTCGAGAAGCCGCGCTCGACCGTCGAGCTGGATCCATCGGTGAAAAACGTGGTGGTCGAGTAATCCTTGAGCTCGGTCGACAGGCCCATCAGCGACAGGCCGACATCGACCGTCGGGCCCAGCAGGCACATGCCGCACTTGGGCACGCCGCCGGGCTTCTTTATCGTGACGGTGACCAGGGCATTCGCGAACACCGGCAGCTTCAGCGTCAGGAACCAGGTGCGCAGCCGCAGCCGGTTGAAGCACCAGCCGAAGAAGCTGCTGCCCGAGCGCGGCAGCACAAGGCTTTTCGTCTCGCTGAACACCAGGCCGCGCGTCGGGTGCGTCATTGAAACGCGCACCTCGCTCGCATCCATGGCGCCGGCGAACAGTCCTTGCGTGATCGCCTGCGCCGAGAACACGGACACGATCTCTTCCGGGTTGCTGGTCTGCGTGCTGTTGCGGTCGTCGAACATCGCCCAGCGATTGATCGCCGTGCGCTTGTTCCAGAATGCCGGGTCGCTCAGGGCCTTCCCGACATTGCCTGCGACCATCGACCAGTAGACGATCTTCGTCGTCGGGTCGTACACCGCCGCGTCTTTCGCGTAAGTCGTTGCAGCGTTGTAGGGCGGCTCGACCATTGGCACATTTGAATACACTAGGCCAGCGCCAGCGCCCACCACGTCAGCAGCGCGGGTGACAGCACCGTTGCTGGTCTTAATGCGGCTGGTCGGGCGATCGCGCTCAAGCTGCGGAAGGCCTATGCGAATAGTGCAGTTGGCAACGGTTCCGGCGTTGAAGCCAATGTTGAAAAATGCCAGAACACTGACGCTCTGCGAGCTGGCAAGATCAATGGTCGCAACCACATCCGCAAAGCGCAGCGGCCCAGTTGTTCCAATAGCAGCCAAGAGGCTATCTTCCGCCGGAGAGCCATCTGTTTTGCGGCCGCTGACTACCAGTCCAAGTACCGATGGTGGGCTGCCAGAAAGGCGCAGTGCAAAGGCGCTTGCAGACCAGCGCCCGGGAACTGCGGGGGCACTAGCGATATTGGGATAAAAACCAGCACTTCCGGTAGCGGTACCGGAGAATGCGACATCGATGTACTCGATGCCGTTCTCGACACCAACCCCCACGATCGAGCGCTTGACTCCATTTACTTCCGTGGCGCCACTCCACCCATTTGGCCAAGCCCCGGGAGTACCGACAACAGCACCCTGCATGGTGTTGTTGCTCGCGTAGTTCGTCGCAGCTGGCTCGAGCAGCGCCCATGGCGCTTTGCTCAGGTCGGCGGGATCGTACGTCACGCCCAGGGTATTGGCCGGCACCTGGACAATCGTGCCGGTCCGGTCATACACCCACTTGGGGGATGCCCGCGTGAACGGCACATCCCCCAGCACTACTGGATCAACGATGATCATGCAGGGATTACTTTCGTGGCAAGTGGCTTGTCGCCGTTGAGTGCGTCGTCCAGCGAGCTGGCCGTGTTCATCGTGTTCTTCGCGATCGCATACAGCGCGTCGTTCAGATCCTTGCGCATGCTGCGGTTCTCTTCGGTCAGGCGCTCGACGGCCGCGACCAGCACGGCGCTGTTCTCGCCCGGGCTGGCCAGGCGGCGCATCAGCTCGCGGTTGTCGGCCGCAGGCATGATCCGCTCGTCCTTGTGGATGAAGGCAGGCGTGTCGTACAGCACCTGATTGGTGCCAACCGCATACCCGCGCAGCTTTTTGCTCTCGACGCTTTCCTCGAACGTGTCGCGGATCGAGCCCAGGCTGATGCCGCCCTTGAGCCGGTCGATCCAGTAGCTCAGCCCGGCCGAGTCAGCCGGGCGGCCGAACACGTCCTTGTAGAGCGCCTGGATCTGCGCCTCGGGCGAACCCTTGATCGAGCCGATGATGGCCTCAGTCGAGATTCCGCCGGCAGCCCGGTCCTGCCAGTAGCTCAGCCCGGCCGCATCCGGCGCACGGCCGAGACTGGACTTGTAGGCATCGCTGATCTCGCTGGTGGCCGAGTTGTACGGGTTCGCACCCGCCGCACCCATCGCACCGTGCAGCGCCTGGATGGCCTGCTCGATCGACAGCCCGATTGTGCTGATGCCCTTGAGGACGTCGATCTGCTCCTGCTCGCGCTCGAGCATGTCGTCGTACTGCTTGACCTGCCCTTCCAGCGCTTTCAGGCTCCGCTCTTCCGCCGACAGTGTTTTGTCGGTGATCTTGGCCAAGTCGGTGATGCCGTTCTTGGTCGCGTAGAAGTCGCGCAGGTAGTCTTCCTGGCTGGCGAACAGGCCGGTCGAATCCTTGCCGATCACCGACAACGCGTTCTTCAGGTCGTCAGCTTTCGGCAGGATCCCGCTGGCCTTGGCGATTGCCAGTGCTGCCTGGATCTGTGCTTGGGCGGCGGCGCGGTCGTTCTTCTCCGTGCCTGCCACAGTCAGCCCGTCGAGCGTGCTGCGCAGCGCCTCCGAAAGCGACCGGGTCTTCTCGACGGCCTTGGTGCGCACGTCGATCTCTTCCTGCGTCGCTTTCTTCTGCCGCTCGACCACCTTCTGCAGCGCCGAGAACGCGCCATCTACGCCGGACATCAGCGCGGCAGCAGCCGTCTTGACCTGCTCGGTTGCCTTGGCGGCGGCCTGCAAGTCCCACAGGTTCTGCGTTGCGCCGCGCAGGGCAGGATCCAGCGCAGCCAGGGCGTTGATGTGCTGCTGCGACAGCACCGCTGCAGCGCCAGCCTTGTCGCCGGTCAGCTCGTAAATCTGCGCCTGGATCGACAGCAGCGAGTTGGCCGTGCCGAGCGCAGCAGCTTCGTCTTCCAATGCATACACCCGCTCGCTCAGTGGGCGCAGGGACGCGTCCATTTCAGCAAGCTCCAGCGCGCGAGTCGCCGCCAGCGCGCCGGCCTTGTCGCCCAGCATTTCCATGATCTGGATTTCCAGTTCACGTTTGCTGTTTGCCAGGTCGGATGCTTTTTCCAGTACGTCCTTGTCAACGTCGGCGATCTGCTTGAACGTTGGTGCGATCTGCATCAGCACGGCATACGCGCGTGCGCCGGCGTCGGTCGTCAGGTCCAGCCCGGTGACCACGCTGCGGAACTGCTTCAGCGAATCCTCGGCGCCGGTCTTGATTCCGAACTGGTCGAGCGTCGGCGTGATGCGCGCGCGCAGCGAGTCGGCCCGCTCCTTGTCGGTGTAGAAGTCGGCAAGGAACTGGTCGACGCTGGAAGTGAATTCTTCCAGGCCACCGGCCAGGCCGACCAGCCGCTCGCGCGCGCCGACCGACTTGAGCCCGACCGAGTCGAACACCATGCCCAGCGAATCCGTGATCACGGTGACGGCCTGGTAATTGGTCGCCACGCGGGACAGCGTCTCGAGGTAGCCCTCGCCCACTTTCTGGAACTGGCCCAGGCCATCGATACCGAACGCCGCCAGGTCGTCGCCCACCTTCGAAAAGACAGCCGACAGCTGCTCTTGAATCTCGGCGCCGGTCAGCCCCTTCAGGCTGACCTTGCCGATGTCGACCACGAACGAACTGAGCTTGGCGGTGAAGTCATCGCCGCCGATGCCGATCAGGGTGCTGGCCTCAATGACGGTTTGGTACAGCGACGTGAGCACGCCGGCGATCTGCCGATTGCCCTCGGCGCCCAGGCCTTCGATCTTGCTGCTCGAGCTGCCGCTCGAGAACAGGCCGCCCGACTTCTTGATGTCGGCATACTGCGCCGCATCGGTTCCGCCGTTCAGGATGCTTTCAAACGACGCCTTCGTCAGCAGGAAGCCGGTGTCTTCCACCGTTTTCTTGCCGCCGAAGATGCTGCTGCCGATCTTGCTCAGGAAGTTGCCATCAGCTGAAGCGAACTGCTTGCCGTAGTCGCCGGCCACGCCAGTGGACTGCACCAGGAACGATGCGAATTGCCCGATGCCTGCCTCGATGTTGCGCAGCGAGGCCAGCATGCCGTCGCTGATGCGCAGTCCCTGTAGAGTCGCACCTTCGATGGCGGCGATCGAGTTGGCGATCGATTCCGACTTCGCCGAGCTTTCGCCCAGCACGCTGCCGGTGCCCTGCTTGTCCTGCCGCTGCTGGGACAGTGGGACGCTGCTGCCGCCCACGCTGCCCATGATGCTCGCACCGATGGCCACGACAGCCGCCAGCGTGGCTGCGCCGGCGGCCAGGTTCATTGGGAACGGCAGCGAGGCCATGGCCTTGACCACCGCCGTGACGCCCCAGGCGCTCGCCTCGGTTGCGGCCAGACCGGTCGACGCTGCGGTGGCTGCCGCTTCGCCGGTGATCTTGGTCGCGTTCAGCGCCGTGTTCGCCACCACCTCTGTCTGCTTGAAGAAGATCTTCTTCGTCATGGTCGACAGCGCCATGGCCAGCTCGGTGGCGCGGTACGCGCGCTCGACGCTGGTCAGCACACCGTAGCCCTTGCTGCCCTCGGCGAAGAAGCCCTTTGCAGCTGCGGCCATATCGCCGTAGCCGCTCAGCCGCGACTTCACTTCGTCAGCATTGATGGCCGCTGTTGCGACAGCCAGGCCCTTGGAATCGGTCGCATACTTGACCGACGCATCCTGGCGCGCCTTGTCCACCTGTGCCTGGCGGATGCCATAGGCGTCCAGCGCGGTAACCAGTTGGGTCATCGAATCGCCGGCCGCGCCGAACGCGCCCTTGAGCGCATCGCCGAACGTCTGTGCCTTGGTCGGGTCGAGGAACTTGTCGAGGTCTTCACCGGCTTTCTTGGCCGCGTCGAACCCCACTTGCTTTACAGCACCCTCGCGCACCGCTTGCGCCCGCTCGCGCAGGGCGGCCGCTTCCTTGCGGTATTCCTCCGCCAGCGCACCGGTGATGTCCACGCCATTGGCCGCCCAGATCTGCTCTTCTGCACGCAAGGCCAGCGCCTCGATGCGCTTAGCATTCAGCTCGCCAAGCGCATCCTTTGTCAGGCCGATCTGATCATTTTCGTCACGTTGTGCCTGCAATTCCTTGGCCGCCTTGTCGGCGCCGGCGCTGGCACCGTCGAGCGTCTTCTGGTACTTCTCGAGCGATTTCAGCCGCTCATCTTCGGCCTGCTTTACGAACTGCTGCTGGCCGATGTAGGTCTCGACCGTGTCGACGTAATCTTGCAGCGACTGCTTGCCGCCCTTATAGCCGTCGTACAGCTTGTTCAAGTTGCCATAGAAATCAGCATCGATGCCGACGCTCTTGCCGTTGATGCGGTCGACCAGTGCCTCGTATTCCTTTACTGCCTTCTCCGCATCCTGCGCGGCTTTCTTCGCCGCCGCCTCGTCAACCGCACGCGGCAGGCCTGGCTTCGGTTTGTCACCATCACCTGCATTCGGCGTAGCCGGCGGGGCGCCACGATTGGCCAGGCGTGCAAGATAAGCCTTTTGGAATTGATCAGAAGGAGCGCTATTGAGATTATCGAGGCCTTTCAAGCCATCTGCGATCGCCTTGTTCAAATCGGAAAACGATTTCTTGACGTCCTTGAGTCCGTCGCCGCCTTTGAACGATTCGTAGATGGCCTCCACCGGGCTGATCAACGCGATGTCATTCACGACAGCAAATCCGGCCCGGACGCCCTTTAGCACGTCCCACGCGACACCGGTGGATCGAGCAAACGTCGCTACCGCGTCGGATGCCTTCGCGAAACCCAGCCCGAGATCGTCAGCCCACGACGACCACTCGCCTTTCTTGATCGGGGCCTGCTGTTTGAATACGTCAGAGAAGGCACCGGCCAAGTCTCGCAGCGCCGGAGCCAACGCAACCGCGGCCGATGTGGCGAGGCTCTTTACTTCGATCTTCAGGAATCCGATTTGATCTTGGAACGCAGCGGCTGCTGCTGCGGCATCGCCCGAGGTGCCGGCAACGCCGTCATAGTTCTCCGCCAGGTCGTTCAAGAACGGCAGAATATCTGCGCCAGACTTGCTCAGAAGATCGTTGATCAGCGCCGTTTTTCCGGCGTCGTCGCGATAGTTCTGAAGGCTTTTCGAAGCATCGACCAGGACGATGGACGGATCGCGCAAGTTGCCTGCGGCATCCCGCGAGGAAATGCCCAGCGTCTTGAGTGCCTTCTGGACTTTGTTGCTGTCGTCGTCCAGTCCAGCCATGCCGCGCGACAGCTTTACGAGCGCGGCATCGATGCCGCCCATGTCTTCGCCAAACACTACGGCAAGTTTCTGGATCTTGGAGAGGCTTTCGACCGACGAGCCGGTTTTTTGCGCCATGCCGTCGAGATCAGCCAGGTCATTCAGTGCATCACCAACCATCACGGCACCGGCGGCGGCCGCCGCCGCGACAGCTGCAGCAACAGCCAGAAAAGCGACTTTGGCGCCCTCGGCCAGGTCGGCCAGACTGCCGAACGAAGATTCACCTGCCGCCTCCTGCTCGCGCAGCTTGGCGATCATATCGGCCGCGGCGTCGCTCACGCCCAGCTGCTCGGCGCGCAGCGCGGCCAGCTCGGATGCGGACTTGCCGATGCCCTCGGTGCGCGAGCGCAGGCTGTCCAGGAACTTGGTCGAGTCGTCGAGCTTGCGCTGGGCATCTGCCGCGAGCGCGCTCTTCTTCGTCATTTCGTCCAGCTGCTCCAGGTACGGGCGCAGGGCGTTAACGTTCAGGCCGCGTGCGTTGGCGAGCGCCTCGTAGTACTGAGCCGAACCTTTGGCGCCGGCATTCATCGTCGCCAGCGTGCGCTGGATCGAGTCGGCCATGCTCTTGGTCGCCTTGTCCATGCGACCGGCGGCCACGCCGGCGCCGTCGCCGGCCGTCTCCATGCCTGGCGTGCTGGCGACACCTTCCAGGGCTGCCGTCGTTTTCTTCGCGCTGGCCTCGAGGTTGTCGAGACTCTTGCCGGTTTTCGCGGTCGCGTTTTCGACCTTGCGCAAGCCAGCCTCGACGCCGCTCGCGTCGGCGGTGATCATGATTGTTGCGTTGTTGACAGTATCGCTCATGTCCCGCCCATAAAAAATGCCACCCGTGGGTGGCGGTATAGCTGGTTATTCCGTGCGCATCGCCTGCAGGGCCGCGTCTTCCATGACCTGCAAGTCTTCGTCGAGCTCGTTGTACTCTTCGGTCGTCAGCCCCATCCGATCCATCCGGTTGTAGGCGACGAGGAAGTTCAGCCCGATCGGGCCGCCCATCGGGGCGATATTCCACTGCTTACGCAGCCCGTAGAACGTGTTGTAGGCCAGCACGTTCTGGGGCCAGATGCCGACAGACGTTGTCACCTCATCCCTAGTCAGCCCCGCGACGGCCAGGTCGGCGTCGGTGGGGGCCGCTTCGTACATGGCGGTGGCAACGTCCCTTAGTTTTTTGCGCGGGCGCCCGTGAGTTCAGCGATGAACTTGTCCAGCACGGCGCGCGCAGCGCCGATGTATTTCTGGGTCAGCGCCTCGACGCCAGCCTTGTTGAACTGCTCGTCCAGATCCCAGCCGCGGCTGATGTCCATCAGGGCATCGACGTCTTCCGCGCCCTGCAGGCCGTCGACGAACTCCTTGAATTTCTTGCGGGGCATCCAGGCGAAGGTCCATTCGACGTCAGCGGTGTGGCCGCCCGGGACAGGGATGGCGACGACTGCCTTGAAGGTTGCTTCGTCGGCCAGGGTGAGTTTTGCTTTTGCCATGATATTTTTCTTTCAGGTGGGGATAAAAAAGGCCCGCGAGGCGCTACCCCGCGGGCTTGGAAAAGGCCAGCGCCGACCATTCGGCACCAGCTGGCAACACAGATCAGTAGCGGACGACCTTGTTCTGCAGCGAGAAGACCGACTTCACCGCCATCACACTGCCCTTGGCCAAGCTCGGCGATTCATTGAACGAGCAGTAGCCGGCGTACAGCAGCACGCCGCCGCCCGGGATAATGCCGCGCAGGCAGGTCAGCGCGATACCATCCGAGATTTTCTTCAGGGCGGCGTGATGCGGCAGCGACTTGTCGTCGGCGGTCGTCAGCGTGACGGTGGTTGCGGTGAAGCCGTCGGGGAGCATGACCGGCATGTCGCTGTCCAGCAGCGGAACTTCGACGTTCTTGCCATCGCCGCCGGAGATGTCAGCACTGACCACGCCAGTCACGGGAGTCCAGGTGGTGATCTTGCGCACGGTGCCGACGCCAGCGCCAGCTGGGAACAGCGACGTGTCGCTCGTGTCCAGGCCTTCCAGCGTGAACGAGGTGCCCGACGCAGCTTTCAGGCGGAACACGCGACCGTTGGCCTTGCTCCAGCCGCCGGTGTATTCGACGAAATCACCGGTGGCGAAGGTGTTGGTGGCGGTCGCGACTGCCTCCACCGCGTTGGTGATTGCGGTGATGCTGACGGCAGCGGCGAATGCGGACGCTACTGCGAACGCGATGTTATTTGGCAATTGCATATCGGCCTTTCAGGGGTAAAGCCCGGAAGCCGGGCAAGAAAAAAGCCGCCATGATTTCTCAGGGCGGCTTGGGGATGAAGCTGGTACGGGTCAGCAGAACAGCGTGAAGTCCTGCATGGTCCCGCGCAAATTGGTGCCTTCGTCGTACGTGGCCACGCGGCCACTTGCAACTTCGACCTGCAGCGCGGTGGCGGAGCGCAGCGCGTCCTCGACCAGCATGCCGATCTCGGATGCCTCGATGCGACGCTCGCTCCATACGTTGACCTGGATTCGCACGTGCTGCTTGTCCGGACGGTCACCGCTCAGGAAGTTCATCGGCTCCCCGCCCACCGCCTGGTAGGTGATGTACGGCTTGGCCGTGTTCACCTCCGCGATGTCGGGAAAGATGCGCCCGCCGGCCAGGTGGCTCAGCGTGGTGTGTACGTGTTCTTCGGGTGTCATGATCCGGTCGAGTTCCTGGCCAGTTGCTGGGTCAGGGTGCGCGTCATAGCGTCGACGGCAACCTGCTTCTTGCTTTCGTACGCCGGCCGCATGAACGGGTAGGCCGGCGCGCTGGCCGTGCCGTACTCGAGTTCGGCAGCGCGGCGGTGGGCTTCCCAGCCCGTTTTCTTGCCGGTCTTCTTGCTGACCTTCTTGTTGCGCGGCACGAACTTGTGGCCGCCCTCGACGAAGCGCCAGTAGAACGCATCGTTCCCACCGTACGCGCCGGCCCGCACCGTGACCAGATAGACCTGGCGGTTCGCACCGTCGGATTCCTCATCGAGCCGCTTGACGATGATGTTGTTGTGGATGGTGTAGGTCTTCGCCCGAGCGCGCGCGTTGCGCTTCGCTTCTTCGCGGAATGGCTCAGCACCAGAGAAGCCGACAGCGCGCAGCCCTTCCTCGTCGATCGCGCTCGCGACCTGGTCGACGGTCTGCTGCACGGCGGCCATCAGCTGCGATGTGTCGAAGCGGATCATGATGTCGACTCGCAGATCAGGAACATGAACCGACGGTCGCTATTGTCCGGCGGCGCCGACTTCACGTCGTACACCTTCGACTTGAACAGGACACTCACGCCAGTGTCGACGTCGGGCCGTGCGCGGATCCGTATCGAGCACTTGACGATCGCCGTGTCAGCGCCGGCGCGCATCACCTCGGCGCCCGACTGGAACAGCACGTTGGCCCACACGGTGGCAATGTCCACCGGCGCATCAATTGGCTGCCCGATCTTATCCTTGCCGGCGCTGCGCCGCAGCGTGATGCGATCGTTCATCACAGGTACACCCGGGCGCGATCGAGCAGGCCGCCCAGGAATTCACTCTTGGGCGTGCCGGCCGGCGCGAAGTGCTCGGCGACCTTGCCCAGGATGTAGCCCTTGATCTCGTCCGGCACGGTGCTGTCGTCGACGCCGTAGCCGCACGAGTACTGCACCTCGACTGCGCTGATGCGCGCCTGCGTCGCCGGCCAGCCCCTGCCCGGCGCCGGCACGATGTAGCCCGGCTCACTTTCGTTGTCGACCAGGTAGTCGTCCGGATGCAGGATCTGGCGCACGCCATTGGCATCGTAAAACTTGATGTGCTCGACAGCCAGGATCGGCGGGTGCTCGAGCCGGAACGCCTTCGGAAAAGCGTCGAGCGTCAGCCGGTAGGTCTGCCGCACCAGCGCGCGGCCCGTCTCGTGCTCGGCGTCGCGCGTGTGCTGGCCGATGACCTGGCGCAGCTCGACGTCGGCCTCGGGTCCGTCCAGCCGGGCCGACAGGCGCGCAGCTTCCAGCGACACGGCCAGCGCTGCAGGCGGGGTGATCAGTCGCAGGCTCATCGGATAGTTCCTTGTGTTGCCGGCGGGCGGCCGGCGCCGTGCGGCGCGCCAGGCGCTGCCGGCGCGCGCGCGTATTCGACGGCGGCCGCCTCCTGCTGCTTCAGCAG